GTACTACATTGCTGGCAAGATTCCTTCTGGTTTTGAGCGGATACCTATGTTGAAGGCCCAGTACGACGAAGCTTGGCAGATAGCGGCTGGCGAAGACCAAGAAAAAGCGTCTATTCGTTTTGTGCCGCGACAACAGTTTATCGGTTAACGTTAATGGGAAATAGGTTCGCCTCTGGTAAAAATGCGATTGCCCAGTGCGATCGCTGTGACCAGCGTTTTAAGCTAACGCTTTTGAAGCGTGAAGTCATCAAAGGGCGTAACTACGATCTTTTGGTGTGCCCAGAGTGCTGGGACCCAGATCAGCCACAATTGCACTTGGGCGAGTTTCCAGTAGACGATCCACAGGGTCTGCGTAACCCCCGTCCTGACCGAAGTTATGTAATATCTGGTTTACTGGCGGATGGTGAGTCGGGTGGTGGTAGCCGAATCTTCCAATGGGGTTGGTACCCTGTGGGGGGGTCATCATTTTTTGATGCAGCACTCACACCAAATAACTTGGTTTTGAGCGTGCAATTGGGTACAGTATCGGTATCAACGACATAAGGAGTCGAAATGGACACGAAGACAGTGAAACGCATTGCCGACAAGGAAGTCATGGCGCATGAAAAACGCTTGCACCCCGGCACAAAAAAAATGGCTAAAGGTGGCCCTACGTCCGAAGATCGTATGCGGCAAGGACGTAATATGTCCCGCGCAATGAATCAAGGGAGCAAGTAATGGCTACATTTAGCAAAAAAATGATGGGTAAAGAAGTTGGTGATGCCAGCGTTTACGCCGCACCGCACACTATGGACGGCAAAGCGACCAGCATTAACAGCGCTGGTAAATACCAAACTGACCCCAATAGCATGAGTGCAATTGAGTCTACCCCCGGTGGTATGCCTGCACGACGTGTTTCTATGGGCGATCCAGCCGCTGATAATGTTAAAACCAGCGGCATCAAAATCCGTGGTACTGGCGCGGCTACCAAGGGTCTGATGGCCAGAGGCCCGATGGCATGAACTACACCGAGTTGTACAACACAATTCAGTCGTACACTGAGAATCAGTTCCCGGCTGTGTACCTTGCGAGTTCGAGTACTGTGTCTACAACGACACAGATCAATACTTTTATCACGCAGGCTGAACAACGTATATACAACTCGGTTCAGTTCCCGTCGTTACGTAAAAACGTAACAGGAGCAACGACCACAAGCAACAAGTACCTGTCTTGCCCGTCAGATTTCTTGGCCACGTATTCAATGGCTGTGATTGATGCAACGGGCTCATACGAGTATCTGTTAAACAAGGATGTGAACTTCATCCGTCAGGCATACCCACAGCCCACAGATACGGCAATCCCTAAGTACTACGCATTGTTTGGCCCGACTGTAGCATCAAGCGTTATTACCAATGAATTGTCATTTATTCTTGGCCCTACACCAGATACAGTCTATAGCGTAGAACTGCACTACTACTATTACCCTGAGTCCATCACCACAGTAGCTTCTGGTCAGACATGGCTTGGTGACAACTTTGACACCGTACTGTTGTATGGGTCTTTGGTGGAAGCCTACACCTTTATGAAGGGTGAAGTGGACATCATCACCGGGTACAACCAGAAGTACATGGAAGCACTTGCATTGGCCAAACGTCTAGGTGATGGTCTGGAGCGGAGCGATGCGTATCGCAGTGGTCAGTACCGCACACCCGCACTGCCACAGAATACTGGGGTTGTGTAATGGCATTCACAGGCAACTTTAGTTGCAACACTCTTCGATCAGGGCTGGCAAGCGGGTCGTTTGATTTCTCAACCGATGTCTTTTACTTGGCGCTGTACACCAATGCCGCCACGCTTGACCAGACCACCACAGCGTATACCGCTACTGGAGAAGCAACGGGCGGAAATTATGCGCCAACTGGGTTGCCTGTTACTGCAACGGTTGGCACAGATACAACTTCATCTGGAAGTATTACATATATCAATTTCTCATCTCCCGCTTGGACGGGCGCAATCACTGCCAGAGGGGCGTTGATCTACAAAGCCGGGGCCAACGGCGCTGTGTGCGTGCTAGACTTCGGCAATGACAAGACATCTAGTGCAACTTTCACCGTGACGATGCCTGCTAACACCAGTACATCGGCACTTATTCGACTTGTTTAAGGGGTAATCTCATGTCAATTGAAAAAGTAAAAAGCACCGACACTGTTACAAGCGGTTTAGTTGCAGGAACACGTTCTGGCGATAACGCACTTGCGCTTGGCAGATTTAAAATGGCGTGCTATGACAAAGATGGCGCGTTAAAGTGGGAGGCCGAAGAAGACAATCTCGTGGTTAACGTAGGTCTGCAATACATGTGCGGCACGGCGTTAACCAGCGTTACTCAAGTCACATCCTGGTTTATCGGCCTGTATGGTTCTGGGGCAACTAACAGCCCTGCGGCTGGCGACACCATGTCTTCTCACGCTGGCTGGACTGAAGTTACAGATTACAGCCAAGCCACTCGCGTTGCCTGTACGTTTGCCACGGCTACGACAGCTAACCCCTCAGTTGCAACAAACTCTGCCTCAGTGGCGGCATTTTCCATCAATGCAACTGCAACTGTTGGCGGCGCGTTCTTGGTAAGCAACAGTACCAAGGGTGGCACTACCGGAACTTTGTTTTCGGCTGCTGACTTTAGTGCCCCCGGCGACCGCGCTGTTACATCTGGCGACACGCTGAACGTGACCTACACGCTTAGCTTAGCTGGTTAATTTTTACTGGCGGGTATAACCTTGTACCCGCTACGGCGGGTACTTTTGTTTTGGAGATAGCCATGAAGATTGACTTTTCTTTTTCCAGCCAATACGGCACGTTTTCAGATGCTTTGCATTTACCGGACGATCACGGGCTAACGCAAGCTGAAATTGATGCCATGCAACAGCAAAGGTTTGATAACTGGCTTGCTGTAATTACTGCGCCCCCACCAAACTATGTGCTAGATGCTGATGGGAATGTTGTACTAGATGCTGATGGCAATCCTGTGATTGCGGAGTAACGCATGGCTGATCGCTATTGGATTCTGGGCACAGGTTCTTGGAGTAGCACCAACACAGTCAATTGGTCTGATTCATCTGGTGGATTGGGCGGCTTTTCTGTCCCTACCGCAGCAGACAATGTTTTCTTTGACGCAAATTCCAACGTAGGAACGGGTGCATTTACAGTCACTATGGCTAACACGCCACGGGTCTGTAATGACTTCACAGCATCAGGGCTTGATGGGGTAATGACGCTTGCTGGTACAAGCATTGGATTAACAGTATCAGGCAGTCTTACATTTCAAGCCACAAACTTTACTCGCTCGTATTCAGGCACAACCACATTTAACGCTACAACAACTGGTAAAACTGTAACTACTAATGGCGTTGCATTTGGTGGCGCTGTTGATTTTAATGGCGTTGGTGGAGGATGGACTCTTGGCTCTGCAATTAGTTGTGGAACTAGCGTATTTGGAGTCACAAACGGAACATTTGATACTTCATCATCAGGAAATTATGCAATAACTGCTGGGGCTTTTGCTGGTAATGTTACATCTGTAAGAACAGTTAATTTAAATGCTTCTACTATTACTTTATCAAGTACTAGTTTTGTTACATATCAATCAACTAATCTTACGTTTAATGCAGGAACATCAACAATAAATGGTTCTAACGCAAGTGCAACTTTTGCTGGTGGTGGATTAACTTATTACAACGTAGCGTTTACATCTACGGCTCTTGCCTCACCATCAATCACAGGCGCAAATACATTTAATAATCTATCTATAACTGGTAGAACTACTATTGGTATTGGCGTATTAAGTATTGGCGATAACCAAACAATTAACGGAACATTTACAGTTAGTGCGGGTACTGCATCGGCATACCGAATGCAGATTTCTTCTAGCGTATTTCCCACTACACGAACTTTAACCTGTGCGGCAGTATCTTTAACTGATGTTGATTTTAGAGATATAACTATTGCAGGGGCGGCATCGCCTGCTTCTGGAACAAGACTAGGTGACTGCAAAGGCAATACCAATATAACTTTCCCTGCGGCTAAGACTGTTTACTATGGTCAGACTGGTTCTGCTAATTGGGGCGCAACTGGTTCAGGTTCTTGGTCTGCTACATCAGGTGGATCATTAGACGCAACTCAGTTTCCACTAGCACAAGATACTGCTGTATTTCCTGCGGCTACATACCCTGCTTCTGGTTCAACAACAACTATTAACGCCAACTACAACATTGGCACAATAGATATGTCGTTGAGAACGTCAGACACTATGACGTTGGCAACAGGTTCAAATTTCCCATTAATTTTTGGTAATTGGATAAATGGTACTGGTATTACTATTTCTGGTACTGCAACAATTACGTTTATTGGGCGTACAACACAGACAATCACAAGTTCTGCAAAAACTTTTACGCAAAACATTGGTATTAATACCCCAAGTGGTTCTGTTACTTTACAAGATGCGCTGTTAATAACAGGCATAGCAACAACATTAACCAATGGCACATTAGATTTAAATGGCTTTACATTAACTGTTGGCACAAGGTTTACAACTGCTACGGGCACAAAGAATTTAACTTTTAATGGTGGTACTTTAGTTTGCCCAACAGCCTCTACAACTGCATTTAACAACGCTGTTCCCACAGGATTTACTACAACAGCAGGAACTGGCACAG